TATTGCAGCTGCACAGCAGAAACCATTAGATTTCGAAGCAGCGTTTAATGATTTAATTGTTGATAGAATTTCAAATGCTATTAATGATAAGAAAATTGCGGTTGCTCAACAAATGTATGGTTATACACCAGATAACGAAGAAGAAGAATCAGAGGATTAAAAACATGGCGAAATCGCTTAGAGCTATATCTCCTAAAGGAGTTAATAAAAGTAAAACAGAACCTGCAGATATTTCTGACTTTGTTCCAGACTCTGCTTCTGGTAATCGCGATTTCTCCAAGAAGCATAAGATTGAAAAGCACGAATATCCTCACGGAGACGAAGCATTTGATTCTGGTAAGGTAAAGGGCGCTGCTTATAAGAAGCAGGACCAGAAGGTTTATGAGTCAATGAAGTGTGAATCTTGTAATAAGTCATATGAAGGCGAATCATGTGGATGCGGTGGTAAAGGGGTTAAGGCTGCTGTCCCAGGTGGTGGCAAAGGTATGATCGCTGATAAAAAAAAACTTGATGAAGTCCTGACTAAGAAAACACCAGCTAAAGAAGTTATTTCCGATTTCGTTCACAGTAAGAATAAAACGTTTAAGGGTGACTCAAAAAATCAGCGTATTAAAAGAGCATTAGGCGCTTATTATGGTATGCATAAAGAAGACAGTGAACAGATTGATGAGTTATCAAAAGACGCTATTGGTGATTATATAAAGTCAGGATCTTCATCAGCAGCAAATTTAAAAACAGATGCTGCTTATGCTAATATGACTGGTGATGATGAAAGAGCAAATAAAAATAGAGACAAAGCTCGTAATCGTCAGGCTGGAATTTATACAGCTGTTAATAAATTAACTGGTCGTGCACGAGTTAATGCTAATGAAGATCTAGCTATGCCAATGCTCGAAGGCGGAAAAAAGAAAACAAAAAAAGAATCCGGAGAAGATACTCCTATGAGATTTCCTTCTGGTAATGTAGGTGATAACGATAAGTCAGGGGTAATTTAATGCCAGATAATTTTTCAACTTTTTATACAGAACTAAATTCACCAGCACAAGATGCATTTGCTGTTTCAAAAAGCGATTCAGCTAATTTGGCTTATTTTTCTCGTGCGCTTTATATTGGTGGTGGTGGCAATGTTGCTATCACTACAGTAAAAGGTACTAATGTGACTTTTGCTAATGTTCCTGCTGGTGCTATCTTACCAGTAAGAGCACAGAAAGTTCTTGATACTGGCACAACTGCTACATTGATTATTGGACTATACTAATGTTTATTGGACTGGGAATGACAATCAATAATGCGACATTAAATGCGCAAAAAATGCAGACCCAGACCCAACCTATAGTATCTGATGGTTTGAGATTATATCTTGATGCTAGTGATCTATCGGGAACACCAACTACTTGGACCGATAGGATAGGTTCTATGGTGTTTACTCTTGAGAATAGCCCTGCTTACAATAGTGATTATGGTGGCTATTTACAATTCACGCAAGGAAATAATAATTATGCTCGGTCAGATCATAATTTACCAACGTTGGATAATTGGTCTATAGAAGTGTGGCATTACTATGATGGAAATAATACTATTGGTCTGCCTTGTTTGTTTACTGAATTTTATGGTGGCGGAGATATCAACCTAGCTCTTGGAGCAGTTACCGCACCACCCGACCATCTGCAGATGGGGTTTTACTCTACCAGCAATGGTGGTTGGCAAGCCACAGCTAATGATTATGCGTTGACACCTGGAGCTTGGTATCATATCGTTGGAACATACGACGGTACTAATCTTAAGCTGTATGTGAATGGTACACTAGTTAGGACTGCAGCTGGTAGCGGTAGTCATACTGCTGGTAGCGGCGGATACGTATTGATGAACCGTTGGGACGGTGACAACTACTGGAGCGGCAAACTATCTGTTGTTCGTGTTTACGATAAAGGTCTAACTCAATCAGATGTAACCAATAACTATTCAGCAGAAAATACAAGATTTGGTTTATAAACTTAAATAATAATTTACTAAGGAACTAAAATGAAATTATTTACAGAATTAGTCGAAAACGTCCAATATATTACCGAAGCAAAAGAAAACGGTAAGAAGGACTATTTCATTGAAGGTATTTTCCTTCAGGCTGAAATACAAAACCGTAACGGTCGTGTATATCCGATGCATGTATTAGAAAACGAAGTTCAGCGTTATATGCGCGAAACTGTTGATAAGGGACGTGCTTATGGCGAGCTTGGTCATCCAGCTGGGCCATCAATTAATTTAGATCGTGTATCTCATATTATCACAGAGCTTAAGCGTGATAAGAATAACTTCATTGGAAGAGCAAAGCTTACCGAAACTCCTATGGGCAATATCGCCCGTGGTCTTTTAGAGTCAGGCGCTAACCTTGGCGTTTCTTCTCGTGCTATGGGTTCACTAAAAGAATCAAACGGTAAGATGGTTGTACAGAGCGACCTACGTCTTTCAACTGCTGCTGATATTGTTGCTGATCCTTCTGCCCCAGAAGCTTTCGTTAAGGGTATAATGGAAAATGTCGAATGGCTTTATGACCCAGTACACAATACTTGGCACGAACAAAAACTTCACGAAACTAAAAAGAAAATACATAATATGTCAAAATCACAGCTTGAAGAGCAGCGTTTGGCTATTTTCGAAGATTATATTGCTTCATTAGCAATAAAGAACAAGATTATATAAATAATTTTAAATTCTATTTAAGGAGACTTTTTAATGGCTAAAGAACACAATACCGATCTTGAAGAAGTATTAGCAACTACTCTTGCAGAAGCAAAGAAGAAAGCTAAGAAGCGCGAGGAAGAGGAAGAAGAGGAAGAAGAGGAAGAAGAATCTTCTAAGAAAATGGAAGAAGAAGCTGACCTTGACGAAGAAACCATTGCTGCTTCAACACTTCATCCAGGCGCAAAGTCAGTTTCTGATCCTAAGTCAAAGATCGGCATGATGCAGGCTGTTATGGGTCAAATGCATCAGATGTCAAAGGGCGACCTAACTCATTGGTTCAATGCAACTCAGGCACAGTTTGGCCCTGGCAAAACTTATGGTGTTGGTGATAATTCAGCTCAAAATACATCAACTATTGATATGAAAACTGGTAAGGGTCCAAAGACTAAGTATCCAATGCCAAAGCTTGGCATGAAGGAAGACGTTGAAGAAATGTTCAACGGTTATGATATCTCAGAAGAATTTAAGGAAGAAGCTTCAACTCTATTTGAAGCAGCTATTTCTGCACGTATGATCGCAGAAACTGCACGTCTTGAAGAAGAATTTGAACAGAAGCTAGAAGAGCAGCTTTCTGTATTCAATGAAGAACTAACTTCAAAGATCGACACATACCTTGACTATGTTGTCGAAAACTGGATGAAGGAAAACGAAGTAGCCATCGAATCAACTCTACGTAATGAAATTATGGAAGAATTCATGGATGGTCTTAAGAATCTGTTTTCAGAACATTATATCAATGTACCTGAGGATAAGGTAGATGTTCTAGAAGCTCTTGCTGAAAAGGTAAGTTCTCTAGAAGAGAAGCTTGATGAAACAATTTCCGAAAACGCAGCACTAAAGGGTACTCTAATTGAAGATCAAGCTAGAGATATCTTTGAAGAACTTGCTTCTGACCTTGCACTAACACAGCAGGAAAAGTTCGCCGCTCTCGCCGAGGGAATTGAATTTGATGGCAATCTTAATACTTATGCGAAGAAGTTGAATATCATTAAGGAAAATTATTTCCATACTGAGAACACAACTTATTCTTCAAATATCGAAGAAGAAACATTCGAAGGCGAAATTTCTGAAAATACTCGTTACGTTGACCCAAACGTCAACCGTTACGTTCAGGCTATCGCAAGAAACGTTAAAAAGTAATTTTTTATAAATAATTTATATCCTAAAAACCCGAAAGGAAAAACTAAATGTATCTAGCTGAGGAAATTCAAAACAAGTGGTCACCTGTTCTCGATCATGACGCTCTTGGCGTTATTAAGGATCAGCACCGCCGTTCCGTAACTGCAATCATGCTTGAGAACACTGAAAAGGCTCTTCGTGAGTCAGGTGCTCATGGTTCATACCAGACTCTAACAGAAACTTCATCTTCAACTCCAGCTAACTTCATGGGCAGTTCAAGCTCAACTGCTGGTGATGGTGGTATCGATACTTTCGACCCAGTTCTTATTTCTCTAGTACGTCGTGCTATGCCTAACCTTATGGCATATGACATCTGCGGCGTTCAGCCAATGACTGGCCCAACTGGTCTTATTTTCGCAATGCGTTCACGTTATTCCGCTCAGGATGGCGACGAAACCTTCTACAACGAAGTAAACACTGCCTTCACTGGTGCTGGTGGTCTTACTGGTGTTGACTCAAATAACTTCGGTTTAGGTTTCAAGGGAACATTCCCAGGTGCAACTAATACTTCACCTCTA